TGTTGTAAATGCAGGGAACTGAATTGTAAATGTTCCTGCAGTTGCAGTTTTATCTCCACCAAAATCTAAAACACAAACAGCATCAGTAGTACCTGAACCACCGTCAGTTGTTGTATTATAAATTAAAGCTCCTCTAGCTGTTAATGTTACTCCTGTAAAAGATAGATCAGCAAAGTCAGTAATTGCTATTGCTGAAGATACTTTTACTCCTTGATTAACAAGTGCTTTACCACCTGCAGTGTATCCTGAAGAAGTAACTTCAGTATTAGATCCACCACCTGGGTTTGTTGCATAGTTTTCTGTTGAAGCACCTAAAGTTGCTGATGATGTATACATCGCTAATTTATATGTATCAGATGATGTATCAAAATCGTGTTTTCCTTGAAGTAATTCTTTTTTAAAAGAATTACAAATTGCGTTAGTTGTTATAGCCATAATAGTTCTCCTTTAATTTTTTATGGTGATGGTGAAGGTACTTGAACTCTAGGTACCCCATCATCGTATTCTGCTCGTCTTCTTCTCCCCATTTGTTGGAGAGCAAAATTCTGTACTCCTTCAGTATACTTACTTTTATATAGATTGTACATATCCATAGGTCCTTTTAAAAAGGCATAAGCTTCAGTTAAAACTCCGTCTAAAAGCATTCCTTGTTGATATTCAGATAAATAAGTATTGTTAGAAGAAGTAAAACTTGGTGGTGAAATAATATAGTTTAATTGTACAGCGTACGCTTGGTCTGGTGTGGGCGCAACAACAATAGACGTTTCATCCCAGTTAGCATAATATTTTGGTAATCCTGTAGCACCACTTCCATTATATTCTGTTATAAAACTAGTATCTCTTTTTTCCATAAAAGTTCTATCTCCTGTTTGATCAGTAGTACTAAACACTTGTAATGATCTAATAATTAAAAAATCTGCAGGGGTAACTAAATATCTTTTGTTGGCAGTAAATGATGAAGTTGCATATTTTCTAGTGTCATCATAATCAACTTTACCTGCAACATCTAATTCTACATTTCTTATAAATTGTCCAATAATTGTATCACTTAAAACATTACTATCTACTTCAGTAAAGTTTCTCACTTGTGTTAAAAAATCTGAATATGTTATAGCCATTATGTAATACTCACGGTTACTGAATTAATTTGCATTGATACTTGTCTTCTTCTATTTTGTAATGATGGATCTTCTGGAAACATACTTGATTGAGAAGTAGTAATTCCATTTGATGTAACTTGAATTGACTGTGTCCCAAAAGCAAAGTCCCCTGGTAAAGTTAAATTAGCAGTCATCATACCTTGACCTCCTGTTGAGGCTATTACACCATTGACTAAAGTTGGTTGTTGAAAATCCATTGACCTTGTATTTTGTAAAGCTACAGGATCAGCTTTATGATAAGGTGGATCTAGTTGAGGATGTTTAGGTTCATACTCTGATATATGAACTAATGCACCTGTCCACTCCTTAACCATTTCTTTATAAGGAAATGCTTGTCCAGATCTATCTGATATTGCTTTACTTCTTCTACCTGATGCGTAACTCATTACGAACCTCCAGGAAAGTATGACTGAGGAGAAATATAAACTGAAGTTCTTGAACCATCTTCGTTTAATGCTCTAATTAATTCATCCTCATATAATTGTTTTAATAATTGTATTCTATCTGGTGCTCTTTTTTGTGATAAATAATATGCAAGACCAGAACACATACAAGGTAAAAATCTATATGCAACATCAGCTGTTTTTGTAAATCCACCTGCATCTTCAATTCTATTTATTGTATAAAATTTTAATGTTGTATAAGTAGATGCATCGGGTGCAACATATAAACTTATAGTTGGTGTTGTTTGTCTATCAACATAATATTGTGAAGGTTGACCTGTTGCAAGTTTATTAGGAAGTGCAGCATAAGCAGATCTATCAATTTTTGTTAATGCAATATCATTTGTTGATGATGTATTTCCTGCTGCATTTGTTGTTGAGATATATGCTTCAAGAACATCGTTGACATCTGTAGCTACAGTGTATGTAGCAGTACCTGCTACTAATGCTTTTTCATTAAGTTTAACTTTCCAAAGGTGTATACCTCTGTTACCCCATTCTGAAAATAAAAGATTTAAACTTCTTCTTGCGCTACGTAAGTCATTACCACTATTAGTCCGCATACCACATCTTTCGTATGCTTCTTCAATAATGTCATCGATCTGAAGATCGAATGATGTAGTTCCTGATGTAGCCATAATTCATTACATTATATCTTTATAATAATCTAAAGACTTTCCTGGTATTAAGTTTTCATCTTGAAGACCTTGACCTTGAGTTCTAGCTGCGCCATAACCTTTAGCCATATCACCTTTGTAAGCTTTCATCATTTTACCTTTGCTAGCTTGTTGTTGTCCTGTTGTTTGTGGCTGTTGTTGATTTTTTTTATCCCCAGGCATAAGTATAGGTCCTGTTGTTTGATTTTTTTTATCCTCAGGTCTAATAACATCAGCTAACATTGCAACTGGTGAAACAGCTTTGATAGCTTTTTTCTTTTTTTTGTCGCTTAACATTTTAGCACCAAGTAATCCCATTGTAGCAATACCTAAAGCAGCTTTAATAGGTTTTTGTTTCATATTTGATTCGATGGCTTTTGCTCTTTTTTTCTCATAACCAGATAATTTGCCATCCTTATCTAAGTCAGCTTTTTTTGAATTCTGTAACATTGTATCTCCTCCATTTTTAAGTCCAAGAAGACTTTTTAAACTTTTTAATTGTATAAACATTGAGCCTGCACCGGGCTTACCTTTTAATTTTTTATCTTTGTAAGCGTATTGAGCAGACTGTTTTATTTTAGATTTTCCCATAATTTTCTCCTTAAAATTTTATAGGTCTATCATACCACCATAGTATCTCTTGGTAAAGGTGCTAACATTATTTGGTTTGCCTCCAGGATTACCGGCTGCTCTCTTTCTTGCAACAGCAGAACGCTTTTCTGATTCTGTCATTCGGCTTGCTTTTGCAGCAGGCACGCATTTGGGGTACTTTCTTTTTGATCCACTTGCAGATTTTCTTCCACATTCTTTATATCCTCCGCCTTTTTTAGGTGATCCTATATCGACCCATTTTTCATTGAACCATTTTTTAAGACTCATTAGAATACGCCTTTGAAACCTTTGCCTTTAATCGCTGCTCCCGTGCCTCTAGCTTCTCCACCTTTACTGTACCCTTTTTTATTAAAATATTCAGAATCTCTTTCGTATTCTTTTTTTCTTTTCTTTAAATATTTTCTTGCTTCATCTTTTCCTTTTTTTGTAATATTTTTTGGAAATCTACTAATAATTGGAAAATCAAGTTCACTTTTTAAAGTTGCTTCTTTAGCTTGTGTTTTTAATGATTTTGCAACAGAACCGCTCATTAACGGAGTTCCAAAATCTCCTCTTCTACCTATTTTAGATACTTCTTTACTATATTTTAAATTGGCTTTAGTAGTTTCTCTTAAAGCATCTTTTGCTTCTTTAGAAAGTTTTTTAGATTTAGGTTTTTTACCAACCCCACCTGTCATTCCAACATTATCTAATCTTTCAGCTAATGGATCTAGTTTTATTATTTTTTTTGATAAGTCTTTGTCACTCATTAGAACACTCCTTTAAATTTAGTTCCTCTTATCGCTGCTCCCGTTCCACGTACCTCGCCACCACACATCATTGGTTTAATTGATTGAGATGAAGGTCCTTGTCCAAGAGGATATGTTGTAGTATCAACTGACATTGCGGCATCTGGTTTGACACTTTTGTATGGTTTCTTTTTTGGTTTTTTAGTATCAATAATTTTTTCTTTTGGGAAATTATCTATAATTTTTTGTGTTTCTTTTTTAAGTTCTTCAATAGTTTTGGTATTTCTTTTTGTCATTAATACACCTTTATTAGCTTTCTTTGGTCCCCAATCTTTTCTTTTAAGTCCAGATGGATCCTTTGCTTTTCCTGCACATATTTTAGAGGCGTATGCATTAGCATATGCAGAAGGGTAAACTTTAAATTTTCTTTTAGCGGCCGCTTTGCCCCTAGCACATAATTTAGTCATAGTGTCTAAGCTCTTTTTAAATTGTACAATGTAATCTATTGTACCATTTTTAAACTACACAGTAAATGTCTTGGCTAATGGGGTTTTCTTACGTTTGATGGCTTTAATAACTCTTTGTTTCTTTTTCTTTTCGTCTCTAGCACCTCTTAATTTACCATCTATTTGTGCAGGTATTTGACCTCTTGTAATTGTCATTATATTAAGTCCTTTGCTTTTCCTATTATTGGTTTGTATTTAGTTTTACCTTCTACTCTATGTGCAAGTAAAAATTGTTCACGTCTTCCTTCAGGTATCCAACTACAATGTATCCATCCCGAGTTGGGTTCCCCAGGCGTGTAGTATTCGAGAATCAATTGATCTGTTTGAAGGTTCTTTTTAATCCAATCAGCTACTTCAGCATTATCAACTCCAACACATTCGAAGTCTGCGGCCTCAGCTTTGGTATGTTGTGAATTCCTAGAGCTGCCAATAGCTAAACATAAATCCTCACTACGGAATCCTGATGTCACTTTAACTCTACCGAAATGGTCCCGCACGGGTTGTAAAATATTTTCACATAAAGCTTTTAACTTTTCTATTTGACCTGCGTTTGGATTGTTGTTGATTCCCTTACGGACAGCTGTGTCCGATTTGATTAACTCTTGAAGAGTAAAATTACGAGATAGATTCATTATTTTTCTGTAATAATTTTTTTAATTGATTTAGAACCATCAATATTGTCTTCTAATTCTGCTTGTACCTTACCACACATGTACTGAACATTAACATTTTGATCACGTTCTGCAAGTCTTTTTCCTTTTAAACAATCGCTCATTGATTGCTGTATTCTATGTTCTTTTAATTCACCTGCTATAAACATACAGAGAGCAACTACGCTACTGATGACTGTTTCCATTTTCTCTTACCTTATCTTTTAGTTTCTCAATATCATGTAACATTTTTTCAATTTGTTTTTCCATAAACTCTATTCTTAATTTGTTACTTGTATTCATTTCTTGGTTCTTAGTTAATTTCTCCGTGGCCTTATACAAATCCTCGATCAACATGAATTGCTCAGAATCTGCGGGCAATGAACCCATTAATCCTCTTGGCCATTTGATTCTAAATTCAGTATTTTTTTCAAGATCAGATTCCATCAATTGAAGTCTTGTGTTATGTGCGTTTTGCGTTTCAATAACACCAAAGTATGCCCAGGTACCAATTGCAACAAGTCCTATTAAACTGGCAACCGTCTTCATAGGCATCTGAACTGCAGCCTCTTCTGATATTTTTAATGGTTTGTTACTCATCTAGGTATATATCCTGGTTGTATAAAAAGAGCTAGTAATACAAAAGCAACTATTAACGCACCTGTAAAATAATAATTCATACTATTATACTCCATTATTTTTTTCTCTTTTTCTTTCTAAAAATATTATCGACCCAATTAAATAACTTGTCTAGTAGGCCAAAAAATTTATATATGAAACTATCCATCATTTTTATTTATTTCGTAAAACATTTTGTCACTATCTTCTGTAAGCCAATCTTTATTTTCAACATTCCATTTTGTAGTTTGTACCGAATAGTCTGGAACCCCGTCACCAACAGTGTAATTAGGAGCATCCCACAAAATGCGGTTATTAGGCTGAGCTGCATAATTGCCGTCATCAAGAGCCAATATATGCGCACACTTATGTTCAGCGGGTATTTCAGAATGTTCCGTATCCAAGATATTACTTTCTGGATGACCCCAATCAATTGTAAATAAATATTCAAATGGATAATTTTTTTTATCTTTTCCATAATATTTACCTCGTTTACCTCTTAGAAAACTAAAGCAATGAACACTAGGATAATAACTAAAACAATTCCACAATTGAAGCTGGTCGATTGGCATATCAGGCACTTCGGCTCTATCGAATTTTTCTTGAAAAAACGCTGATATAGGCAGTCTCCAAAAACACGCACCGTTTGGTAGCATGATGTTAAATAAGATGGCACGGTCG